ACCCACCCAGGGTCACGACCTCGATCTTCTCGCTGGAGCCGGTGGCCACGGAGGTGATGGTGAACGCGGAGGTCGCGTCGACCGTCACGCCAGCGCCGATGGCGGTGCCGAGGTCGGTGGCCACGGAAGCCTTGGTGGCGGCGTCCGCGACGGTGATGGAGTAGAGCGTGCCGTTGACCCGTACGGCCAGGGTGCCACCGTCGGTGACCGTGGCGGCCGCCGCAGCGGAACCCACGACCTCAGCCTCGGTAGCGGTCGCCGAGAAGACGGTCAGGGAGGTGATCGCGGGGACACTGATGTCGCCCAGGAACACCGAGCCCTCGAGCGACTTCCGGATCAGCTCGTTCTGCTTGTTCTTCAGGTCCTCGTAATTCGCCACGTTGGCCTTCCTCGCTGTCTCATCAGCGCCGTACGCTGAACTGGTAGGTGCCGGCGTAACGCCGAACGTTCGGACTATCCCAAGGCCTCTGTGCAGGGACCACCGGGACGGTCACCATGTCCAGTACTACGAGGCCGGACGAGATGACCACACTGTGAGGATAGTCCAGGAAGTGGGCATCGATCTTCCCGATTAGGGTTTTCGCTGCATCCCGGCCAGCAGCCAGGACCTCCACCTCGACTACGGGGCGGTACGTCAGCTTGGTGCGAGTGCCCAGGGCGAGCTCCTCGACACGCACGAAGGGCAGCGGTTCGTTGTCCGGCGGGAAGTCGGTGGCGACCTGCTTCTCCTGCGTCAGCTCATCGAAGTCGCGCAGGAGGATAGCCCGGATCGCCTTCTCGATGTCCGGGTACGGTGGCAGATTGTCAGTCACCGGGCATCACTCCTCGATAGTCGCCGATGGCCGCGCCCGCCTTGGCGAGGTGGTGGCCACCCTTCTTTCGCTTGTTGTCGAACTCGTTCGGCGCTGCCTTGGAGCTCTCGTTCACCACGGTGACGATGCGTCGGCGGAAGCGGCCGATCGTGATGATCTGCTTCCGGGAGTCGACCTTGTACTCGTCGGCGTAGTGCGGGCCCGGGCCGTTTGAACGGGGCGAAGTGGCCGCCGCGATCTTCCGGATGTCGTGCGCCGCCTGGTAGAGCGGATCGAGCATCTGGTCGGACGTGGCGAACCGGTCGAACTCGCGGTAGTCCGGCTTGAAGCGCGCCCGGACGCGCGTGCGCCGGGGCATCAGCCACCCACTCGCTTCAGCACGACGAGCAGACCCTTGTCGCGGCCCTTGATGTCGTACTGACCCGGGACGCCCTCGACGTTGAACTCCTCGCCCCGGACCGTGACGGTGTCGGTGGCGTAGATCGTGTTGGCCGAGCGCGGCGGGACGTAGAGGTTCCAGCCGTCGATGATGACCCGACCCTGGTCGGAGTCCTCGGTGCTGGTACGCGGCCAGACCTGGCAGCCGGGGATGTCGAACTCGGCCGGGACACCCACGGGGTCGCCCTGCCAGTCGACTTCGCCCGGACGCTTCACGTGGACGACCTCGTTGCCCCTCACGGCGTCACCGGGGTGAAGGCGTTGGTGGTGTTCGGGTCGCCGTACGGGATCCACCAGTCACTGCCCGAGTTGTCCGGCAGGTAGACGACGTCATCCTCGGAGGCGTCGGTGCGCGTGGTCGGCTGGATCCACAGGCCAGAAGGACCGTCGGGGACCAGGGCCTCGAGGTCAGCGATCTCGGCCGGGAGGAGCTGCATGTTCGCGGCCGCCATGGCCATGGCCTCGGGGCGCCGCTCGTTCAGCGGGCCGACCGACTCGGACACGGTGCCGTCGGGGTTGAGGTACGTCCGGCCGGCCAGGAACATGCAGATGCGCTGCGCCTTGCGCGGCACGACGACCGGTGGCGACTGGAGCTCCCAGTTCGGCTGCTCGGCCTCGTCGCACACGATCTCGGTAGCGGTCTGCAGCACGAGCTGTGCAAACGGGTCAGCAGCCACCGTCGCGACGTCCTGCCGCGCCCAGGTGGCGAACTTGTCGATGGTGATCAGGGTTGCCATGCACCTATCCTCTCAGATGTTCACGAAAAGGGCCGCCTCCGCTGTCAGCGGAAGCGGCCCTTTCTCCGAACTGGGTGGATCAGTCGAGGACGGATCCGGTGCCGGTGAGCGTGATCGGCACGATCCGGACGTTGTCCGGGGTGTCGACGATGTCGCCAGCCTCGTCCCGCTCGTCCAGGATCTCGTTGATGCCGATGAAGCTCGACACGACCGAGCGGTCCCGGAGGAAGTTCGGGTCGTAGTCCATCAGCCAGCGGGCGGCGTAGCCGTTCCGCGAGACCTTGGCCGAGACGACCGCACCGCGCGGGGCGACCGGCGCCACGGAGCCCTGCACGAAGCTGGACTTGTGGAAGTAGTACGCCTCGTTCGGGTTGAGGTTCGGGTGCACGATGACGGGAGCGCCCGCCAGCTTGCCGATGACCGCGTCGCGAACCGCGTCCGAGACGCCGCCGCTCAGCTCCATCGTGCTCAGACGCTCGCTGGCCAGCCACGCAGCCTCGACGTCCGACCCGACCAGGAAGACGCGGCCGGAGTACGGCGCGACCTTGTGCGAGTTCATCAGCCGACGGGCCTCGATGGCGACCAGGTGCGGGTCGGTGTCGAGCGTGCCGGTGACGGTGGAGGCGGCCTGCGCGGCGCGGAACGCGGCGACGACCTTGGACTCGTAGTTGCCGACCACGGCCTCGACCTGCGGGGTCAGGACGTCGGTGGCGAACTCGATGTTGTCGAGCGTGAGCTGCTCGTCGGTCAGCCCGGTGGCCGAGTAGACGTGCCGGTCGAGGGTGATCGGGATGGTGTCCCCGCCCTCGATGTCGTCCATCACGATCGGCGCGGTACGAGTACGGAACTCGTAGTCGCGAGCGACCGCACGGAGGTTGCCCACGCGCATGGACACGGTGTCGTTCTGCGCGCCCTTGAAGAAGTCCTCGGTCACTCGGGTGATCAGGTCGGGGCCCAGGAGCTCCCGGCCTACCATCGCGAGGAAGAACTCGACGATCTTCTCCGGCTTCGCCTTCAGTACAGCCACGGGGACCTCCTACGAGATCGTTTTGGCCGCTTGACCCCCGTGGCGAGGATCGTGCGGATGTCTTGTCAGCGGATCCGGGGGATCTGCTCGAGCGCCTTGGCGGTGCTCACGTCTGCGCCGGCGCCGGGATTCGGGTCGCCCGGGTTCTGGTTGCCGCGCGGGACTCGACGTACGCCGTCGCCGCCCTGCTCGCCACCTTCGCCCTCCTCGGACTTGCCGTGGGAGCCGAACGACTTGAGAAGCTCGTCCGCGTCTGCCATCAGCTCTTCCTCGGTGTTCCCGATCAGCCGCTTGAGCTGGTCCTTGTTCAGGCCCTTCTCGACCGCGACCTTGAGTCGCAGATTCTCCTTGGCGGTGTCGCTTCCGTCACCCTTGGTGGCGGCCTCGACTGCGGCCTTGAGCTCCGCGTTCTCCCGTGCCAGCTTCTGCTCTGCGGTCTCGCCCTCGCGAGCCTTGGCTTCAGCCTCTGTCTTCAGTGCGTCCCGCTCGGTGTTCGACTCGGTCAGCCGCTCTTGCAGCTTCTCCTTGTCGCCCAGCAGGTTGAACAGATAGCGCTTCAGCTTGTCCTTGTCGATCTCGGTCTCTCCCGTCGCGGTTTCCCACGGTGCGGTCCAGTCCTTGACGTCGTCCGGCAGCTTCGGCATGTCAGCCTCCTACGGCTTCGAGGGCAACTTCCTGCAGTCACCCGATGGCTAGAGCATACGAGATCAGATGTCAACCCCGCATCTCAATCGCTGGGATCTCAGGCACGACCTTCCCAGCGGCGACGGAATTCATTGATCGTCGGAACATGGCCGAGCTCGCGCGACAGGTCGATCCAGGCCGTTTCGGCGGCGCGCGCCTTGCCCGGCCACTGGGTCTTCCGGCTGAATACCGGCTCGGTGCTGCATCCACAGTGGTCGTGGACCTTGTGCTCACCGGCGCCGATGAAGCGCGGGTCGGACTCGTCGAACGAGAGGTCGTCGTAGACCGGGCCGCGACTGGCCAGCATCGCGCAGAAGTAGCAGGGATCTCCGTCGGTGACACGGATGTACCCGAGCGCCTCCCGGTCGTCGGCCACCATGTTCTGGAGCTCGTCCCGGCCGCCGTTCATCACGTGGCGCGTCGCGGCACCGGAGATGTCGACCGAGGTGTCCTCGATGGCCTGCTTGATCAGCATCCGCTGAGTCAGCTCGGGAATGCCGTCGTTCAGCGGTAGCCCAGCGATGCGCTTCTTCAGCGCCACCTCGCCGGTGACGCGCAGCGAGGTCTCCAGGGCTTCGAGGTTCAGCTCGGACATGGCCGGCAGTGAGAAGCCGTCGCCGCCCGAGGCCTCCAGCTTGCGGAAGCTCTGGTAGTACTGGCGAGCCTGGATGGCCGAGAAGTCTCGCCGCTGCTTCAGGATGGGGATCAGGCGCAGGATCAGATTGGCGGCTGAGCCGCTGATGTCCTCCGGCTCGATCATCCGAAGCCAGAGCTGCGCGACGACGTACGCCACCAGGGCGCCGTTCTTCGACTGAGCGACCCGGTGGGCCTCAGTGAGAGCGGCCGCCTGGGCGGTGACTGCCATCAGTACCTCCGTGGCGGTGGTGGGGCTTCACCGGCCAGCACGCGGAGCAGGCGGTTGGTTTCGCGCTGTTCCGCGAGCGTGGCCTTGTGGAACTCCTTCTGGTCCTTGAACATGGCCTTGAGGACATCGACGGCCGAGGCGAGCATTACTTCTTCGCCCCGCTTACACCCTTCGCCCCGGCGTTCTTGGCGCCGACGGCCGAGGTCTGCTCCGGCGGGACGGCTTCCTGCATCGCCTTGGCCGAGTCGACTGCGATGTCGGACTCGAGCTCGGCGACCAGCTTCTCGAAGGTACCCTGCTCGACCAGCTTCATCGCGCGCTCGGTGTCGCCGTCGGTCCAGCCCGGCAGCCGCTCCCAGAGCATCTGCACCGGGACCTTCAGTGCGGTGGCGACCAGGGCGAGGCCGTTGGCCGTTTGAACGAGGCTTCGGGACTCGGTGTCGCGCCAGCGGACCTGCATGTCGGTCGCCCGTGCCT